TCATTTGACTCAGTTATCCGACCACCTTTCACAAAGCTGGTATAAGTTTCAGGGTTGTTTCTAAAATATGCTTTGTACCGAGAGTCTTGATAGCTTCGCAGAAGTTGGTCTCCAATTGCAATCCCTTCGGGGTCAGGGCTTGTTAAAGATGACATACCTAACGTCGTTAACATTTTTAACTCTTGGTGTGAGCCCCTGCTTAGTAGCTGCGACCAAAGCAGCATCCCTTTGACACGAACCCCGCCAAAAAAGCTATTAGCATCAGCTGGATTAGTTATTTGTTTTGTAAAAACAAGCGGAATGATGCTTCCTAAAGCCGCCAAGTCCTGAAGGCTTTCAAAACCAAACAGCTCAGCAAACTTTGTCTGCCCACGAACGTCAGCGGTACGAATTGCACTGCGCCCTTCCTCGGGAGGTTTTGGCGCTAACAGCATTGCAGCTGCTGTTGAAGCTAAACTGACAACAATGGAAGCAATCGCCCATGCTGTTGCATCGGCTTTGACATCAGGAATTAACGCATACTCCTCCCCACGTTCCTTAGCCCTGCAATCCGCTAATCGGCAAAATTCCCAATACTCCTCAATCGTTAGTCCTAACGCATCAATAATCTGTTGCTCTACCGGCAATAAAGAGCGGCGGGAGTAAGAACGCTGCAGGGGATCCATGTCACTTGACGGTCTCTGAATTGCAGCCATCCGCCTTCGTAGAAAGAAGCCAACCCATAACTGCCGTCAAGGCAATGGATTAACCCGAGTGTGCCTACTCTAGCGTCACCTGACTTTCTGCCCCAACGTTCCAGCTGCTCTGGAAACACCGAATAATCTTTACGCCGCAAACGCCTGTACCACGATCGCTGTGGAGCAGGCATGTCAACACCGTGCCAAGCCTGAACAGCTGTAGCCAAACTCAAGCAATCAGCAGCACCATGCTTTTCGGGCACCGCTCCAAGCCTGTAAGGCATTCCGATAAGTTGGCAAGGCTCAATCAAGCGTTGCTGATGCGGGAACTAACAGGCAGCGAACCAACGGTTTTCGACAACAACACCTTGTTAGGGACAAATGCAGAAACAGCGTCAATTGATGAACTAAGGCTGAGCTGCACGCCATCAACGTTGTAGGCCAAGCCAGATGCAATCCAATACTCAGTCGTCAAGGTTCGATTTGGAGCAAATGTCGTTGGGTTCATCAGCACCGTGTTGACTTCAACTAGGTAAAAATTTTCTCTAGCCTCCTGGGCGTAAGCGATGCTTATTTCATTTGCCGCAAATGTCAGGCTGCTTTCAATGTTGTCTCCAGAAATAGTTTTGGTCGCGCCACTATAAATAAACGGCAAAAAGTCAAAAGACTTTGACTCGTATGTAATTGCGCTAGTTGTGGTGCTGTTTTGGAACGCAAAATGCTCGACGCTTGTGTCTTCGCTGTCGGTAAAGCGAATAAACGTGGTAATAGCTTCGAGTGTCATACGCTAACCCTGCTGCGAACACTGCGCTTGTTGATCAAATCACTGTAGACACCACGCTTGCCCAGTTCAGCGCCACGCTTAGCCGCCTGAGCCATTCCCTTCTCAAACTCAGCAGCGGTGACATAGTTGACGTTATTGATCCGTTCCACGCTGTAGCTCACGTCAATGGAACCACCGCCACCACCCATTTCGCCACCTGCATCACCGCCAGAACCGTCAGGAATAACAGCACCGCCACGAGCACCACGGGCATAACGTCCCATGGCTTCATTCATCTTGCTTGCTGGGACGACATACTCAGATTCGCCACCTTCACCGATTAATGCGCTAGTCGGGCTGGAAACAAAACCGCCTTGAGCAAATCTTGCAGCGGGAAGAATTGTTGCAGGGGCAAAATCGCTAACACTCCCGAAAGAAGGCCCTGAACCAAGGTTAGGGAGCGGACCAGTTGTTAACGTACCCGCCTTGCTTGCCGGAGCAGCAGCAGCACCAGTAGGAGCAGCACCAGCACTGCCTATTCCAGCAAAAAGGCGTGCAATTCCAATCGCGATATAAGTTGCGATCATCTTCGTTGCTTGCTGGGCTAGTGCGTCAGCGACCGCCATCAACATATTGGCGAAGGCTTCTTTAGCGGACATACTGCCGTCCGCAATAGACCTAAATACGTTTACAAGTCCTGCAGCAACGGCATCTGCGACGGGTTGAACTTTCTCAAGAATTTGCTGCTGCCGCAGCTCTGCCTGCTCTACGGCATCTAGTTGAGGCAGGAGCTTTTCGTATAGATGTATACGCTCCTCTAAATGTTTTATTTCCGCCAGTGCTGCTTTTCTTTGGCTTGCGTCACCTTTCTCTACTATCTTATTTTGAATATCTATTTGATCGGTTAAAGACTTACGCGCATCGTCTAAACGGCGAGTTTGCTCAATCCGAAGCTTGAGCATCTCGTTATCGTCCGTACCGAACGGAGACGCCAGTCTATTTTGCGCGTCTTTTATCTGACGATCTAAACCTAAACCAATACTTTCGGTTTTCTGAGTACCTTTAATTCCGGCAAGACTTTGCTGTAGCTGAATTGCTTGAATACGTGCGTTGTTCTGATTAATTTGCAGTTCAAGGGTGTCTTTAATAGTCTTTTTACGCGCATCATACAGTCCGTTTATGTGAGCTACATCACCCGGAACTTTATTATTTGCGATTTCCTGCTGTCTTTGTAGCTCAAGAATCTGAACCTCTTTGTCTCTACGTTCTTCGATTCCTTGATTTTGACGTTGCAGGCTTTTAATTCTGGTTTCGTTCAAAGATTGAACGTCCATTTCGATGTCAAACTGCTTGAGCTTTTCACGCAGCAGCGCAGCCTGCAGTTGCAGTGCCCTGGATCTTGGCCCTTCTCTGTCTTTTTTGCCCTTTGTCTCTAGTTTTTGCAAGGCTTCGTCAATTTCTAACTGCTTACCCGCAATAATTAGCGCGACCTTACGGAAGCTAAGTTCTCCTCCTTTAGCCCGTTCTACTAACTGAGCTTGCTCAACAAGTAATCTTTCACGTTTTACTTGGATACGACCTTTTGCGATATTTTCTTTTGCTATAGCAAGCTCTTCTGCAGACAAGGTTTTTCCGTTTTGAAGTAGCTCACGGCGAAGAGCTAACACATTTAAATTGTCTGTTTGAGTACTTAATTCGTTGTCTAAACGTTGTAAATCTTCTGCTCTTATTCGTGCAGTTTCTCGCGCCATAAACTCTATTTCTGCCTGCCTATCTCTTATTTTTTGTAGCACCTGTTCAAGTTCTACAGCTTTTTCAAGCTCAAAACCTCTTGTTTCTATAAATTCAGAAGGAGGAGCTAGCAGTTCTTTTTCACGGGCTCCTAAAGCTTTCAGCTCTGCGTCGTTTGTGGCGTTTTCCCGCCCTGCTCTAAGTTGGTTGCTTCTTTTAATAAGGTTAGTAATAAACTCAGTTATTGGAATAGACGCATTTGCTACAGCCGCTCCAAGAGCACTCATAGACACACTAAATTCACGATTTAGTTCTGATGTGCTACTGCCAAAACGTTTTAAAGCATCAACACCTTCTGTACCTATACGAATAGCAAGAAGCTTCGTAGCAAGCTCTTGAGCCTCAGTCGCGTCGCCAAACTTTTCTATTTGTTTTACAAATCTTTCTAGTTCTGTCCCTGTAAAACCCGAACCTGCAATAACAGCATCAAAATCAAACGTAAGCTCATTTAAAGCCTGGCCTAGCGATGCAGTTTGTGCTACAAATTGATCCACCGCTCCACCGAGCACTTGAAGCGCGATTGCTGCTGGCCCGAACGTTGCTCCAGCTGCAGCGCCGCCGACGGCACCACCGATTGCCATACCTGGACCACCACCAAATAGAAGTGGGAATGCACCTGCGCTGATAGCAGCCCCTGCCCTTTTACGCATACCTTGCTTACGATCTTTTATTTGTGCGGCTATATCTGCTTGGTTACTTTCCCTTATCGTTCCTCTTACCGCCCCAGCATCTCTAAATAGTTGCCTAAACACCTCTTTTTTACGTACAGCTTCTTCGCTTGCTCTAATTAAATCGTTTGTAGATTTTACTGCGTCTTTGTTTCTATTAACTAGCGTCTGCATAGACCTTGCAGCGTCCTCAGCAGCAGTGCCGTACTTTCTAATACCAGCGGCGTTATAAGGATTTCCCTGGCTTATTTGTTTTTGCTTAGCGTTTAAGGCGTCTAATTCCTGGTTAAGTTTTTCAATGCTTTGCTCAAAACGTTTTATTTTTTCAAGACCGCCAAGCGCGACTTGAATATCTACGTTGTAATTGGCCACAGCGACGCACGTAGAGTCTTACGGCCCAGTCTACCGTGCGCCCATTGATCGTGCTCTGGAGCCGGTCTTAGCGTTTTGAACAGCTTTTTCGTGCTGCTCGTTGTGCAGCTCAAAATAAGCGGCGCAGCCAATCAGCTCTTCTTGTGTCAGGTGTTGGGTTAGCTGCGCGACCGTGGTTCCTAGTTCCTTGGCGAGGAAATAAATGAAATACCAGTCGCTATTGGCTTTTCAAGGTTGCTTTCGCGTCCTCCACTTTGTTTTCTGTGCCAGAGGCCAGCATCGCTAGTTGAATGTCTTGCAGCACCGCAGCTTCCACAGCGTTTTTAAGCACTGCTTTTTCGCCGTCTTGAAACAGGCGTTTGCCATCTGCGTCCAAAGCTTTTTCAATCAGCATTCCGAGCGCAAAATCGTTGGCGTCGTCAGAACCAGCTTTCTTCTGAATAGCTTCGCGTTCAGCAATGGTAAGAGGGTGCCAATAGATCTCTAGCGCAATTTCATCGCCATCTTTGACTTCGTGCTTGTATAGCTGACTGACGCCAAACTTATTACGGAGTAGCTCAGAGGCACGCATACAGTAGTAGCATTTACCTGAATATACTACACAACTGCTGTAAATTGGCAGGAGATAATGCCAATAAAGTGCGAACGGTCTTCTAACTCCAACGGAGTTGGCCCCGAAACGTCGGATACACGTGGAGCAACACTAAAAGTATCGCTATAGCCCGGGGCATTGACTGAGGTAAGGCCGTCAATAACTGCTTCGCTAATAGACGACAAGACAGCCGTACCAGCAGATTTAGGCACGTAAACGTTGCATTGAATAACCCCAGAGTAGTAGTCCTGTGCCGCACCTTGGTTTTGCAGGGTAGAACGGTTGAAGTTTATGGTCATCAAAATGTACTTTTTACTTTGTCCGGGTACGGTGTAGCGCACGTTGTCGTACACCATAAGCACTGTGGCGTCGGAAGCTGAAACAGCGTCAGTGACTGCTTTTTCAAAAGCAGCGCGGGCGTTTACAAGTGTCATGATTTAAAGCTTGGTGTACGAACCAAACACACTGCTGCTAGACCCGGTTCTAGCAAAAATACGCCCAGGTGTTTTTTCCTTGAAAGTTTGTTGGACCAGTGAGCGCATTTCGCCCTGGATAAAGTTCGCTACTTTTGGTGATTCAAGCGCGTAACCTGCGTATTCAGCGGTGTTGCCGATGTATACCGTTGGCTGACGTTTGAAGTTGAACTCTGGAATGGTAAAACGCGGTTTAATTTGACCCCCTACTGGTTTTTTGTCTGTGTGCACCCACTGGTTACCAATACTGCTCCAGGTAGTTGCTCCGCCAGGTGCGCGAGTCTCGTAAATTTTTGACCATGGAGCATGGTCTTCCCGTTTATCCTCAGCACGAATTTTTTGAGTACCTGTTTTCCAACTTGATGCGAAAAAACCTGTGTCCACAGGACTGTTTTCCTTTGTACTCAACCCTTCAACAGTCAGCTGAATTAAGGCGTTGTAATCGTCATTAAGCTGACGTTCCAGGTCAGTGACGATTTGCCCGATACCTTTTTTGCGGCCCGCCATTAGAACCTCACCTGAATAATAAATAGGTACTCTTGATCGCCTTTATACGTGCGAATGTCTGTAATCTGTGCAACGCGGTTGGAGCCCGCGTACTTAAGGGTGATCGTGTCCTCAACTGTAGGTTGGTTATCACCTATAAGGTCTGGGGTTATGTAGAGCTTTGCCTTGCGCTCCTCGCGTCCTTCCTCTTCTTCGGAATCGACAAATTCGATTGGTGCGTCAAAAGAGTAAGCCGTGTCTGTCGTCGTCAACGTACCAGTGCTGGTGTTATACGTTGGCGAGACCTTACGGGTGTAAGTGATTGTCGTGTCAAGGGATTTGCCCAGATCAGCGACAACTGATTTGGCAACGTTTTTGAATAAACTGTCTAGTGCTCCTGGCATCTCAACCCCTCACAGTACGAACTTGATAAGAGCCAGAGCCTCCAAGGCAATAAGCACCAAGATAAGACTGCAGCCAAGGGTAAACGTCGAATACGTTATTAACAGTTCCGGTAGCTTGGCTAGAAGTGTTGTACTTGACTTCGAGTTCTCCGAGCTTGACTTGCTCGTATAACCCCGTATCGCCGGTAGTCCCTGTAATCGAGTCCGTGTCATTTGCTAATGCACGTGCCAGTTCATAAGTAGCGTACTTAATGTCTGCTGGGATGACACTGCAAGTTAATTCAACGCGATCAACGTGGTAATTGTTGCGTGGCCAGCTCAAAGCTTGGTCTGCATCGCAACGATCACCGTAGAAATTCAATGTGTCGATCCAGCGTGTTGCTGAGATCAATGAACGGTTTTTGTTGTCGTCTGACTTGTTATCCCACTGCGTTGAGCTTGGAACGGTTTCAAAATACGCATCTGCTTCCGCCAACGTCACATAGCTGTTGGCTGTTGCGCTTTTGAGTGTGGCGTTGATCGTGGCAGCCATAAGGCAATAATAAGGTGGCCCCACCTAATGGTAGGGCCTTTTGCTCCGTCAGAATCAGGACTTAAGTCCGTTATCCAAAGGAGTGTTGACAAAGATCTCAACCGCAGGGATGAGGTCGATGTCGTAGGTGGCAGACCAGTTGCTGCCAGTACGCAGGTTTGCGTTAGTCGGGTTGTCCGAAGCAGAACCCCACTTGGTGCCCATAACGTGATAGGCAGTGTGGTAATCCACGGAAAGCACGTCTTGCTTCGAGAGGACGTTGCGGTCAGCTTCAATCCGAAGATCTTGCTGAACACCCTCAAGGATGGTGCCAGACTTCAGCATGTAGCAACGGAACTCTTGGCGCTTACCAGTTGGCGTTGGGTCATTGATGTTGACTTGTGAGTCAACAATGACGCGACAACCAGCAAATTCACCAACTTCACGAGCGCCAATGCCTACGCCACCACCACCCCAGGTCACTGCGCCAGCAGCGGCGAGTGCTGAAGTAGAGAAGGTCAGCATTCCTACCTGATACAGGTAGTAAGCAACGGAAGGGTGAACAACCAGAATGTCTAGCTCTTCACCACGCTCACCCAGCTTGGAGCGTGCTTCTGCCACTGTTGCAGCAGTCAGATAGTTGGCTTCGCCAGTAGCACCGTTAGTACCAAGCTGTTTCTCAAGGCGGTGAGCATTGAGTGCAGTGTGGAACAAACCAGTCAACTGCTCAAACAGACGTGCGCTGTTCAGCTTGTTGATGGCATCTGCCAACTGGTTACGGATGTGAAGCATTGGATCTTCACCCGCTGCCAAAATCGCAACGTCATCTACGGCGTAGGCAAAACCACGGTGGATGATCGAAGCAATTTGGGTGCCAGTACCGATCTTTTGAGGGGTTAGGTAACCAGCAGAGCTAGTACCCCAAGTTGCAGTACCGTCCATGACTTCCTCAGTGGGAGACACGGGGTTGAACTCAGGAACTTGAATGCGAGTACCGCCTTCTCGTGCGTCGAGAAGAGCGTTACGAACAACAGCGCCAGACTTGAGGAACAAGCTGCGCTCTTTAATTGCCTCAGACACATATGTGCTGAGATTATTCCTTTTTACGATGTCCGCGAGTAGGACACCGCCGGAATAATTCTGAAATGGAGCAGCCATTTCTTATTCAGGGATAATGTTTGCGGTGGATCAAGTCACAGACTTGAGATGGTGTCCCACAGGGACTATTTACCGGCCTCTCTCCTGAGCACAGCTGCAAGATCAGGGTCAGTAGCATCCAAAGCCATTTGCTTTGTTAAGTTAATACTACCTTCTAGCCAAGGATTTGCGACGCCTGCCGCGCCTGCAGTTCCTGTCGAAGGCTTAGCTCCCATCCCTGCTTGAGTGCTTGGCTTGAAGTGATGTTCAAAGCCAGA